GTCATGGGCGGGGTTCGAACCCGCGAGTGCGTACACAGTAGATCTTAAGTCTACCCCCTTGGACCTCTCGGGCACCATGACTGGTCTAAAAAAGAAAAAAACGCCTCCAATCGGGGTCGAACCGATGACCTCGCGGTTAACAGCCGCACGCTCTAACCAACTGAGCTATGGAGGCAATAAGTTCCCGCCTGGATTCGAACCAGAGTTTGTGGTATCAAAAACCACCGTGATGACCGCTACACTACGGGAACTTAAAAAAATGTTCCATGCGGGACTTGAACCCACGACCTTCGGCTCATAAGACCGACGCTCTAACCAACTGAGCTAATAGAACTCTCTAACAAATTCAAAAAAATGGGGGACAAGGAATTCAAAAAAGTTGTTCCATGGGGGACTCGAACCCACGACCTTCGGCTCATAAGACCGACGCTCTAACCAACTGAGCTAATGGAACTGATTATATTATAATACTATGTTAGCTATTATACATAATCTAATTTATTTTATTTTATTATTTCACGATACTATATATAGTACTGTCCCTTTAAGTGCTTTTTTATAATATTTTTTTATCTTTTACCACCATATACATTTTATCTCTCGTAATTTAAAAAAAAATTGAATTTGAAAATATAAATTATACTTTACTAACATATATACTTATATTTAAGATGGTGAAGATTGTTAAAATTGAGAACAAAGAGACCATCCAATATGGGAAAATTAATAATCTACATATTTTGGATATTTTCGGTGAAGAATTACCATTTAACAAACTCAAAGATAAGCAGAACCAAAAATATACTGATTTAACCGTGGAAAATATATATTTAGAAGAATTTTACTTAATCTCTATCTATTTTGACGATAAAGTCGTTCTACATAAAAAATATAGAAAAAACCATTCTTGTGATATGTTCTATTACCTACATCAGTTAGAATTAGAATCCGATAGCGACTCCGATACGGGTAAGTAAATATTTAAGTTTATCCTCTTTATAATTTTTTTTATATTACAGAAAATAAAAAAATTTATACTATGGCTTCAACTGTTAGTTCTACTTCATTATCCTTTACCACTTCTGGCTGTGTTACGTGAATAATAAATTTATCTTCGGCAATATCTGGGATCGCTTGAAGACCATTCGAGAATTTTGTTTTGAATGCTGCTATGGACGCACCACTTAGTGATGGTGCTTCTTGTTGTAATCTTTCATATTCTTTTAATGCGTATGCGGTTAAAACATCAGACGGGTCACGATCTTCCCTCGACATACTCATCTGTAATGTAATGTATCTATAAAAAGAGCCAAACTGTTTAGAAACCGACGCATGATCCGCCGCCTTCTCCTCCGCATTATAGAACTTTTTGAAAGATTGAATTAATGCGGAAACCATTCCTACACCACCTACACCAAATAATATACCATTTTTTATTTGCACATCTTCCACGCTCGTTGCAACCAACGAAACCGATGACGCAATACTCGTAACTAATATACCCGTAACAGCCAGATTATTTCCAAATCTTTTCCACGCACCACCAGAGTGAGAATGCATAAATCTTAATCCAGCCGCCTTTTCTCCCCAATCAGCAATTAATTTCTCCATATTTGGAGACCAAGATTCAGCATTTACCCTCTTCCTTATGTCCCCTAATCTCGCCGAAACTAACGCTTCCTGTTCCCCTGCACCTAAACCTGCCATATCACCCCCGCCGCTCATTTTTATAATAATACGCAACATTTTAATTATTTCTATCTACATAAAGGTCGGCAGAAAAAATTTTATGGGTTGATACAGGCACTAATCTTTCGCCTGGTTGTCTTTACATATACTCTTAATTATTTTATCTTCTACTCCATCTAATGGTTTCCCCATCGCCGACATAGACCTCGCATAAAACAACTGTTTATCATCTTGTTTCATAAATGTTGGGTTGTCTTTCGTCCATTCTGTTAGTGCCGTATAATTTTTGTTTGATGCTTTGTTTATTACCTTCTTTATCTTTTCTTTGTTCGTATCTTTCTCCCACTTATCATTATCTTTTATGTAAAGTGTCTCCCTTTTTACATCGCTACAGTGTAAAGGTCGCTCGTATTTGCTTAATTTATTCATATTCTCCATAATTACTTTGGTAATCCCTTTTTCAAGCCCATTATTCGTTGTGTATTGGAGTTGGTCTACTGATACTTGTATAGATTTGATGAAATCACTCATATTAATAGCGTCTTTACATTCCTCGTTCAAAAACATATTGATATTAAACTGGTTGTTATTTGTAATGTTATTACCCATCTTAGGTATCATATCTTTAATCGTATTTGTTAATAATTCTATTTGTTCCTTGCTTTCATCTCGTTGTTTCTCCAGTTGTTCCATCATCTGTTTATCTTTTTTATCTGATTGTTCAGCCATCTGTTTATCTTTTTTATCTGATTGTTCCGCCATCTGCTTATCTTTTTTATCTAATTTTTCCATTAATATAGCAACCATATCTCCCGATACATCTGTAGATTTTTTGATTTCTACACATACGGCTTCTTCATAATCACAGGTTGTTTGATGTCTCGCCAGACCATATTTATATTTATATTTCTTACCACATTCACAGTGAAATAATTCATTTGTTGATTTTGCGGATTTTGCGGAATTTGCGGAATTTATCTCCCCCGCTTTACCCATTTGCGTTTTTTTGTGTTTTACAGATAATAAATGTCTATCATAATCATTTTTTCGTGATGTATTATAATCACAACAACTACAATAATATTTTGTTGCGGAATTTAACTCCCCCATTTCCCCCATATATACCCCATGTAATATAATCTCTAAACTATTTTTTTCATAAATATAATTTATGGTCTTGTAAAATATTTGATAATTATATATAGTATTACTGCTTAATGGTTTCATTTCATAAAAATATATATATTTGAGCCTATTTACAAACTTTATATGAGATATGAAAATAGGACATTTATAAATGTCTAATTCCTAAAAAAATTTAAGTTTATGAAATTCAAAAAAAACACACTTTTAAACTATAATATTTATGTTATGGTATATGGTATTATAACAAAAATATGGTATTTATGGTACTATTTAGTTGTGTGCTTTACTAAGCATATCCTCCAATGATTTATTTGTTTCCTGTAATTCTATATATTTTTCAAACAGATTGTTATGTAGTGTAGTGTGCGTTTTTTTTATATCTTTTATTTCATCGTTCATTTCATCTTGTAAAAGTTTATTTTTTATATCCGCAGCCATCAATAACTCTGCCCTATCAATTAGAATTTTTTCTATTACTCCAATTGATTCTTTTAGTGTTTCTATACGGGTGTCTTTTACATCTATTATATTTCCCCATAAAGAATTCATCTTGTCTAATGTATCTATTAGTTCCTTTTGTTGAGCAACTATATCTACTGAGACACATACGGGTTCTTTATAATCGCAGGTTTGTTTATGTCTCGCAAGGCTGAATTTTTGCTTATACTGTTTTCCACACCCACAGTGAAATAATTCCTTTGTGGGTTTTTTTACTATTTCCACCCCGTTCGCAATCATTTCTGCCTTTTTATGTTTTTGTGTTGCTAAATGTAGGTCATAATCATATTTTCTATTACATTTATAATCACAACAACTACAATAAAATTTATTTACGGGTTTTACGAGTTTTTGCTCCTCCATTATATTATATATATTAAAATCTTTAACCTATTATCTTGAGAGATTGTAGTTAGGGCGGTGGGTGGATAAGGGCGTATATTATTATTATTATTTGCTACAAAAAGTTATGATAATAATATACTTAGAATAAATATTTGTTAATCTTTGTTGGTAAGCCGTGACCGAACACAATCATATACATGAGTATTGCCGCCGCAAGTAATACGCTTCTGTTTTCGGCAACCGATTGCTTTTGACCCAGGACAAAAATCATCAATAAATATAAGATAGAGCCGATTACGGTGGAATGAACAATCATCATACGGGCAGATTCCATAGTTTTATATATATGTGTAATGTTATAAATTAGATTTTAATTGTCTAAATATTTGATTTGTATTATTATAATAGAGAGAATGTTAAAATGTGAATGGGTTGGTAAAGACATAAAAAAATATAATAATAATAATAATAATAATACTTAATATTTGAGGAATAATTTAACCCATCATTTCGTCGTCATCGTTTGAAGCGTCACAGTTTGGGTCGCTGTTTATATTTACACCGCCCATCATTCCAGCCATCTCGTCGTCGTCCATTTGGTCAATCATATTACTCCACGCCAGCCCCGCTTCAAGAGCGGCATTTTCTTCGTAGGTTTGATTGTCCTCTTCGTCGTCTCCATAGTAGAGCATCTCTTCGTATTTCTGTCCTGCTACTTCATCGGCGGTGGTAAGAACAATTTCGTTGGGTTTGTATTCAATACGCTTAACTGTATTCATTTATATATATCGTATCTTGTATTTTTATATTATTAGTATATTTTGAAATTTTTAATTCAATTTTTTTTCAATATCACAGAGAGATTAAAAAATACTCTATAGTAGTTTTTAATTATAATAGTGATATATGAGTTGAATAATTCCTACTCAATAATGATGGGGAGCAGTTTCAGCGACGCCCGTCTGTTTTTGTAAGCAGCACGCATACGCATATGCCGCTTGATTCGCATAATAAGCAAATTCTTCTTTACTGTAATTAGCCGCCTTTCCTCCTCTGCCTTAATGGAAGCAATATAGAGTTCCTCTACTTCTTCGGCAAGACGTTCGTATTCCCGAGTAGTTTCGTCATCGTCTTCAACATAGCCACCGTAGAGATTATATACCTTGTAGCCGTCCATGTTTGCTTGGGTGTCGTTGAAAGTACTCATTATTAATTCGTTGTTTGTATCGTTTGATTGTTTGATTTTATAGTTGATTATATATACCATTTGCTATTCAATTTATTTTATATCTAACATAAATTGGATTAAAAAAAAGTTAAGATTTATATATTGTTATTTACGCTTTTGATACTACTTTGTTAATTACTCTTGAGTCATGTTCAATCCAATTTTTCCAATTCCGCTTCCTCGAACTCCTCATCTTTTCAATTTCCATAATAGCAATTGCGTCCGCAGCATTAAGAGAGTTTGTAAGAATTCCGTCAGCTCTCTCAATAGCTTTCATAGTTGCTGGGTTTTTTGGGTCGCCTGTCTTCGCAAGAATAAGTGCCCTTGCTGCTCTCGTCACTGCTCTCTCTGCTCTTGCGGTATCAGGCATATATTCAGATAAGTTAATAACATCCTTCATTTTATTATTGATACTACTATAAAAATTATTGAATAATTTCATCAATTTTTTATTTTATATAAAATAATAAAAAAAATTGATTTAAAAGGTAATATTAACTCTGCTTATGCTTCTACTGGATTATTTTTTAGATATTCCTTATGCGTTTCTCTTTTAAGATGCTGGCTTTTACCTTGCCTACTATGAATAGCACCACAAACACAAGTTATTTTTTCTTTACCCCTCGCCTGTGATGCCGCCACTAGTGCCGCCGCTTTTTCAGGATTATCTACCGCCCATTTTTTAGTGGTCTCTGTGTTTTCCTTTCTATATTCGGGGTCTTCCATCTTTTGTCTGTGCCTGATACGGCAATATTCTCTATTATATTCTCTATTATATTCGGCAAGTTCTTCAGGTGTTTGTGCTGGTAAATTTTTGTTTAGTGATGGCTTAAGTTTTTCAATCCAATATCTCTCCAGAATTGCTGCTTCTTTTTTATCTTTTAAATTAACCGTTTCTAATATTTCAAAATGCCAATCATCATACCCACCATTCTCTCTAATGAATACACAAACCTTGAAATGATACTCGTATTCGCTACTATTATTATTATTATTACATTTGCTCTTATGATTTGCTTGTCTGGCTGTAAAATCTCCTGACTTACCTACATATTCGTCGTTAATTAGTGGGTTGTTAGAACGCAATTTATATAAAACTGTGTTAGACCAATCAACAGTCATTCAATACTTTATGATTAATAATAAATTTTTATTTTTATTATCAATTTTTTATTTTTTATTTTATATAAAAAAATATAAATAATTTGAGAGATATTAATAATTTACCAAAATTTAAAGACCGAAGACCAAGTAGAGTTTGATACAATCATATTAGACTTACTATTCTCCTTCACCTGTTCGTAAAGCATCCTCTCTTCTTCTTCTTCGGCGATTGCTGCTGCCTCAAGTGCGGCAAGCAAGACCGCTCTCAAATCAACTACAGATTTTTCCCGTCGCATCATCATCTGCTCGGCTTCTTCAACATCGTATGCTGTTCTTTGTGCTTTCTCATACTCACGAGCCTGAAAGCGATTAGATGCTCTTGCCTCCCGCTCCGAACGGAACGCTTCAATATCTAACTGCGATGCTTTTTTGATAGCGACATTAAGGTCATACTTTTTCATATTACGACTGATAAAACCGTTGGTTTCCTGTTCTCGCAGATTAAATACCTCATCAAGTGCTTGTTTTGCTCTATGCCGTTTCTTCTGTGATATAATCATATAATACTGGAAGTCTTTCCACGAAACAATACTACTGACTGATGCAACAGCAGCGAGTTCCCGCTTTTGATTTAGTTCTTGTTCTCCTGCATCAATATAGATTTCCGCTTGAACTACTGATGTCTCTGCGTCTAAAGCAACTTTGTTTAGAATTTGTGCTTGTGTCTGCGGTCCATTATTCCTACCAATTACTTCCGATACTTGATTAAGAATTTCCAAGTGAGTACCAGCGTAATTACTCATACCAATTTCTGTATATATTTCTATAGATATATATTTGTATGAGTAATACTTATATTATTTGATTTCAATTTTATTTTGATTTATATTTATTTAGTAGAGAGATTATACTAAAATAGTGATATGATTATGGGTTGGAAGAGACAATTAGTTTATACTAAAATTATGATAAGATTGATGGGTTGGAAAGCACATACATAGTATATATTATTTCGTAGGAGAATATCCACTCGCCACTCTTGAAGCAAATTTGAAGTCTTTTTGAAGTAAAATATAAATTATTCAGTAAAAAAGCAAGCATACCATGTAAGCAATATCCCTTACATCATAAGCAGTCGTGAAATGGGTGAGAAAACGAGATTTGAGTAGCAAAAATATCCCGAGAGATTATACCAAATTTGAATAAAAAAAAATACAATAAACTTACTAACTAACTAACTATAAACTTACTCGTGTTTTAGTTCAACATCAACCATATTGGTATTGATTGGTAGTGGTAGTAGTAGTATCACTTCCAATATTACTACCAACATCATCAGAACCAATATTAACATTATCACTATCTATATCCATGTCATCGCTATCATCATCACCAACGACTACGGGAATTGCTGCTTGTGCTTCTGCGTATGCTTGTGTCGCCGCCGCAGCCATCGCCGCTTCTACTGCTGCGAGTCGGCGGGGACGACATAGAAATACATTATAGATACGAACGGTAGCAATTAGGGAGAAGATAATACATAGAAGGGCTAATTGACGGACAGGAATAACGCCATCCTCATCTTCATTAGAATACTCGCAGTCATACCAACCGAGGGCGACAACACCAGCAACAATACCGACAAAATTGGAAGTACATTGAATTAGACATATCTTAGCCCAAGCAAATGGGGGTGTAAGAACCCTTGGACGCAAGCAATTCATAATGCCAATAAGCATAAAAGTATACATGGTGATAGAGACGCCAGCATAAACTCCAGCGTTGAAAACGGTTAAATGAGACATAATAGATATGAGATTACAATACATATATGACGTGTATAATTTATCAATTTTAAATTAAATAAATAAATAAATAATTTTATATTTATGATTGGAGAGATAATACCAGATATATATGAGATTTTGGTGCTTTTTCCTTTAAGTCCTTTTTTAAAAACATATCGTGAAAACATATTAAAAAAATATAGAGCAAATATACCATTAAAAAAAATATATTACTACCTTTTTAATTTTATAATATTAGATTTGAGAGATTATTTAAATCCACTTGTTTTGTCCGCCATCTATCTTTACACTGTACAGAGTATCTTGTGCCCGAATCATAGTCGTATTTTTACGCTCCTTATCCTTGACCGCCGCATCAAGGTCTGTCTTGTTTCCCTCGATGCGTTCATTACATCTCTCAAGAATCATCTCGGTAACTTCAATTATATCGATGGTTTCACGCAAAGTCTTTTCCAAATCACACACCTTCTTGGTTGCTTTTCCCAGTTTGTAGTTGGAGATATAGGAACCAATCCTTGACTTGGTCTGTTCGGCGTTTTCCTTAGCCACGATAGCCTTAGTCTCATTCAGGAGTTTTTCGTTATCAACCCGTGCCCGGATATACGCAGTCAAATCCAGTGCAACCGACACACCACGCTCGTTCGATACCCTGACCCAGTTTTGCCTGACGGAAATCACCTTATTAGAGTCCATATAATCACGCTTTGCTACATCACAAGCAAATTGTGCAGTCTGGATATCAGTCGGGGCATCAGTTGTGTAGCGGTTGTATTGGGAAATCACAGTAGGCATCTTTATTTTTGTTTTTGTATTTATTTTTATAATTATATATAGGTTTTGAGAGATTGATTTCAATTTTTTTATATGTCTAACCATAATGGGTTGATAACCCCATCTCTTTAAATTCTTTTTTTTATATATTGAAAAATAAATATATATATATGCACTCGTTAATCTTATCCCTTTCTTTTTTCATATTCTCTCTACTATAATTTTGAAATCTAATAAATTTATTAAATATTATATACTATAATAACATTGACCTGATATAAGCAGTTGAGAAATCGGTAGGGAAATGATTTTTGAGTGATAAAAATCTAATAGAGATTGGTTATGCTTTCGCTGCTTTTTCCTTTAAGTTCTTTTTTAATATATATAATATTAACCCCCCCTATATGTAGTCGTCAATCTACTTCGATATATAAGTAATAGATTCATTAGAACCCGAGAGAACTGGAGTAAATACATACTAAAACTATAACAATAATCACACCCCTTATATGTAGTTGGGAAATCGGTGAGAAAACGGGAATTGAGTTATAAAAATATACCATAATATAATATAATAAACCTATATAAAGTGAGACGAATTTTGAAGTAGAATTTGAAGTAAAAATTAAATAAAATAAAATAATAAAATGGGAGACCAAAAAAAAATTGAATACGGGAGACAGAATATATACTAATAACATCAAACAAACAAACAAACACTATGTCTTCCTCCACGCAATCCTCTATGACCCTCGAGCTCGCCGTTCAGCGTATTGAAACTCTTGAGAAGCAGATGATGGTCCTAATGGCCGATAAGGTTAAGGACGACAAGGTCGCCAAGAAGGCGAAGAAGACCGCAAAGAAGGCTGCTGACGGTAGTAGCGATGAGGCGACCGAGACCAAGGTTAAGAAGGTCAGCGGTTATCTCCTTCATAATGCCGCCCAGCGTCCCGCTCTCAAGGAGACCATGGAGAAGGAGATTGCTACTGCTAATAAGGCTCTTGAGAAGGAGAACGCCAAGCTCGCAGAGGACGACAAGAAGCCCCTACTCAAGCTTAAGAGCACCGAAGTCCTCAGCCGTCTCGCCACCGCTTGGAAGGCTCTTGATGACGCCGCACGAGCCAAGTGGAACGCCGACGCCGCTGCTGCGAACGAGGCCGCCGCCAACCAGAAGACCGAGTAAATTCACACACTAAAAACTAAAAACTAAAAACTAAAAAACAAAAAAAAAAGTCCCTATCTAATACACTTTTTTTTACATCTTTTTTTACATTACCACCACACTACACACACATTCGCTTTAGACGCACACACACCACCCGACTAGACTACACACACACACACACACACACATTACACGCGGGGATGTCGCGTGCGGGGCGACTAAAAAAAAATTGATGAATTAATTTAATTTATATTATATGATATAACCAATACATAAATGACTTGTGAAATCTGTTGCGAGAAATTTAACAAAAGTTTGAATGCGAAAGTAACCTGTATATGTGGTTTTGATGCTTGTAAAACCTGTGTTAGAACTTACTTGCTATCTACGGCAAAAGACCCGCACTGTATGAAGTGTAAAAATCAGTGGAGTTCTAAATTCGTAGTAGATAATTTGAATAGGTCATATGTGGATGGAGATTATAAGAAACATCGCAAAATTCTATTGGTTGATCGTGAAATTAGTAAAACGCCCGAATTAATGCACTTGGTTGAAAGAAGAAAGTTAATTGAAGATAAAAATGAGGAATTAAATAATACGAAGGCCGAAGAAGACGCAGTAAGAAAAGCATATCACGCTATTTTAGCAAAGCAAACCGAACTAAGAAACGAAATTAACAGCATTAAAAATGGAGATACAAAAGTGGAACGCAAGAAGTTTATAATGCCTTGTCCTGGCGATAATTGTAAAGGATATCTATCAACTCAATATAAGTGTGAGGTTTGTAAGCTATATACTTGCCCTGACTGTTATGAAATTGTTGGATATACAAAAGAGGACGCACATACTTGTATTGAGGCTAATTTACAAAGTGCCGCTTTAATTAAGAAAGAAACCAAAGGCTGTCCCCAGTGCGGAGTCAGAATTTTTAAGATTAGCGGCTGTAATCAAATGTGGTGTACTGAATGTAAAGTAGCGTTCAATTGGAATACAGGCTCAATTATATATGGCGGACAAGTTCATAACCCGCATTATTACCAGTATATGAGAGAACAAAATACAGATGGAGCAGCCCCAAGAAATCCAGGCGATGTATTGTGCGGTGGTCTGGTTGCGTATCACCAGATGACTGGTTTTATTAGATATGTTAATTCATTTAGTAAGCCTGAATGGTTTAATACTCTAAAAACTGACTACATTATCACAGAATTTATTGAGAAATACCAAATTAAACAGGTGAGCGATTTCACGCTTATGATGATGAATCTACACCGAGCAATCAATCATATTACGAATATCAATCTTAATCAATCCAGAGAAAAAGTAAGGTCGTTGGATAATAACGACCATTTAACAGTCCTCTATATTATAAATAGGAAAACAAAGGAAGAACTTTCAAGCGATGTTTTGAAGAATGATACAGCAAGAAAGAAACATACCGAGATGTTAAATGTTTATGAACTTCTTAGTGTCGTAGGAATTGAAAAATACAATCATCTATCACAAATAGGTAAAACACATTCGGGGGTTTTTGTAATCAATAATCTAATTACTGTTATACACGCAATAATTAGTGTAATAACCGAATACAATACGCTAATCGAGTATTGTAATAAGCAAGCGGTGGAAATTTCCAGGACATATAATCAATCTGTTACAGTAATAAAATATTTGCCTATTAGCTTTCAATATGAACCTACTAACGGTAAATTTAGAGAAGAGGATTTGAAAAGATTATTTATAAAACCAAAAGGTTATAATGCCGAAGCATCGTCCAGTTCAGATAATAAATAATCATTTGTAGCCTTTGTATATTTGTTTTTTTTAATCATAAATTACACTTGTTATTTCCAAATATGAATTTAATCATATCCCAATTTTTAGTATGGTCTTTTCTCTGTCGTGTATAATATTTACCTAATCCAGTTATTAATACCATAAATGTAATCAAATATATGAATGGTAGAAATTTCAATATAAGTATCAAATTACCATCAAACTTTTCCATGTTTATATCCTGGTTTTTTATATCATTAACAGACTTAAACAAATTTGTAAGATTTAATTCTGTGTATGAACCATATAATGCTTTCAATATAATTTGGATTATTACTAATAACACGGAGAGAAGTAAAAATATAGCAAGATACATACCTTCTGTTTTTGTAGAAATCACAAAAATTATGTATATCAAAATACTATACAAGAACGACTCATATAAGTATCTTAATCTTGGATTGACGCCAGTTTTATTCTCCTCTTCATTCTCATCTTCTTCTTTATTTACTTTATTATCATAGTTTTCTACTACTATTGAATCTATAGTGTACCAGTTCAAAATGAATGTAAATATATAAATGGATAAAAGTATCATTACATGCTTAAACCATATAGTATTTTGTATGAATCTCTGTAACCCACAGTTTAAAATTTCACCACAAGAACCGCTAATCAAAACGAAATATAAAAAAAACAGACCCAAAGAAATAGTATTCAGGAAATTAATCATTTATATCTATATTAATATTTTAATTATTCTTCAATTTTGATATATTGAATTATCTTAACGATTAATATATTAATCAAGAACCAACTAAATATGACCTCGTATGGGGCTAAAACCAACATAATAATGATAAATGGATTAATCCCAAACTTATTCTTTTGCTCTTCCACTACGGTGTCGTTTTTAGCCATCGGTTCAATGGTTTCAACTGGATTTGAATACTTTTTTTCAAACCAGTAATTCTCAATTTCTACCAATTTGGTTGCTTCTTCGGGTGTCGCCAGTCGTTCAATGACGGCAATTCGCTTCTTATATGCCTCGTATTGAATTGTGTGTTGTTTTAATGTATTAATTCTTGCTGTTTCGCGTAGAACGCCCCTTTTTACATTCCAAGGAGGGGTATATTGATATTGGCAAGTGTAAATATATCCATATAGCATCGCAAGAGCAGACATATCGCTGTGTATAATAATTTATAAATTAGAATAAATTTATCAATTTTTATTTTATTTATGTTAAAAAAAAGTTATGTTTATTAACACAATTATTATGGATTAGCAAAACGGGTTGCGTCAATATAATTATTAATTAATTCACTCTCATCAAATTTTGCGAGAAGTTTATTATATAGGTGTTCGATATCATTATAAATAATTAAATGCGGCCCCCACAAGGTCACCCACTGCATCAATTCAAGTCCCCTTTTAACTGGTTGTAAGAACGAAATGTGCCACCATTCTGCCCCTGCACCAAATACACTCACTTCTCGTCGTGTAAGAACACGCAGAGCCATTAATAAAGCATTACGAACATTTACATCAACCGGGCTATGAAAAGTTTCAAGTTCGTCTGTATATTGTGGAAGCCCCATAATCATTTCTTGTAAATCGGTTTTTCTCCGTGTCTTATTATAATATGCCCTTGTGAGAATATGATTAATAGTACTGGTTGATTGTTCGAGACGCATAAAATAAATTTTCTCTTGGATATCATATGGTAATTCTACAATCAAGAGGTCCATAATATCGCTATGTCTATAATATATGTTTGTATCAACTATTCAATTTTTTATTAATATAATAAAAAATTTAAGAAAATTGTGTGCGTCAAAATTGTGTGTCAAAATTGTGTGTCAAAATTGTGAGTAAAAAATTTAAAGGTAGGCAATAATAGTTAATATGAGATTGTATGCGTGTATAATTACGCAACTACGGGGCGAAGACTGCGGCAGCCGAATGTGCTAATCATATCAGCACACAGGAGGGAAGTCTTTTGAAAGAATGGCGATGTTTCCTCGGTGTTTTCCAATTCAATAAGTCCCAATTCCACGGGGCGAAGAAGGAACATAATCCACGAAAACCGCTCGTGCTGGGTAAGCTCAACGTTGTGGTCGTTGAGAAGATGCCACGCCATAGACATAATGGAGAAGATTTCGGCGTTGAACGGGTCGTAGTAAAGCTGTCCCTCCTGTGCTCCACGAATGTTGCCGTGTGTCAGGTGCTTGGCGGGGTGCTTGATAATCATCGCCATAACATCCTTCATCATATCAGCGGTGGCTTTTGTTTTCTTCTCGGTGATTTTATTCACGACATTATCCAGATGCATGATATGGATTTTGTTCTGGATGTCCTCGGGCAGAATATCAAAGTGATTCATCATCATTAGATTTGTGTAGTTTGTATTTCGTATGCTGGTTTGGTTATAATATGATAATAATAATAATACATGTAAATCAATTTTTTTTCGGTCTAACATTTTTTCAATTATTATTGACGCAACCCAGGTCTCCGTGTGTATAACATATATAATTTGTCTGTTAAATTCGCCAATAATTCATCCATTTTATGATATCGCTTTGAATTATTAGAATTCCTTATAAGAACCGCCGTAAGTGATTGATACAACATTAGACCTCTCTCTATCGGTTGCATTAGCGATGTTATTAATGAGTCACAGAATAACCTATGAATTGCTGTATCGTAATATGTTATGATTCGTATAGCATTATATATAGTAGAATACACCTCCATATTGTATGGGTCATAATATAATTCTCCTCGCGTGGTAAATGGTATGTCGTTGTTAGGCATATAATTTTTAGGCAGTTTATCTATCATATCCAGCAGGTATTTCTTTTTAGCGTTTAATATATTGTCTATACGCATAATATATATTTTCTCTATAATTTCATCAGGTAGAATATCAAAAAAAAGATTTTTCCCAGCATATTGAGAGATTTGCCGGCGCGGAGTTATTATTTCCCCTGATTTTTTGATACTTCTGATATTGTTGATGTAGTTTGTTATATTTGATAAGCGGGACATTTCAGTTTCATCGTAACATCGTTGAGATATACCATTCCCCATATCAGCATATAATATATGTAAAATACTAATAAATTATCATTAAGTTATTAATATCATTATAATTATTTATACAAAAAAATTGATTGGCGTAATATGATATATATGTATGTAAAACCCACAAATTAAACTAATGCGCACCATCAATATTAGCTACTTCGTTGATATGGCACCCATTAATAAGCAAATGCATTCGGTTGTGGATAAACAAGAGAGACTTATTGAGGCACAGGCAACGCTGGCGGCGGCGAGAAAGGCACAGGCAGCAGCAGAAACGGCGACTATCAGGGCGGCACAAGCAGTCGCATATATAATGAGGCATAATACCGCTTCACAACAATAAACAATATGATTATATATTACACCCCTATTAAATTTTTTTATAGTGTAAAATATATAAATGAATGAAAAAGTAGGGGAAGGAACTTATGGATGCGTGTTTAAGCCAAGTTTAAAATGTAATACAAATATTGGTAGTTATGAAAATAAAGTTTCAAAAGTTATGAAAAACGGTGATGCCAATGATGAATTAAAAGAATATAAAAGTATTTCAAAAATTGAAGGTTTAGAAAAATATGCAATCACTCAACCAATTTTATGTATGCCAATCGTAGATGATAATTATGTATCGAGTGTGGGTAAATGTAAAAATCCATCAATTAAACATGTAAATAAAAATAGACCCAGTCATACTATGTTATTATATGAAGATGGGGGTATAAATATTACCAATTTTATAGTTAATATTTTCAAAAAAGTAGAAGAAAAAGACCAGCATCATTTTTTAACATCATTAATTACATTAATAGATGGGTTATTGTTTTTTAAAACCAAAGATATTGTTCATAGAGATATAAAAGCCGACAATATTGTTTATAATATTAATAATGGAAAAATAAAATATATTGATTTTGGTTTAATGATTAAAAATTCAAAAGCAATAGAGTTGTCTAAAAAAAGCAGAGAAGGTTTGGCTATAGATCATAGTTATTGGCCGTATGAAAATAAATGTAGAAATTTTAATAAATACACTACATTGAGTAAGTGCGGGTATTTAAAAGACAATAAAAATCATAGTTATGATGATTTTTTAGAATTAGCAATGAATTCTTTTGATTTATATACATTGGGATTAGTTTTTCATCAAATTGGTGAATTTTTAATGCTACATGTTGATAAATATAAAAAATTTGGGAGAATTATGAGAGATAATTCAAAATTCTATATAATCCCTGATATATTTAAACGAGAAACAAATATTAAAAAATTTAGAGACGAATATACAAAGTTATTAAAAGACCATAAAATATATTTAATAAGCGGCACACCATCTCCAAGTGTTAAAACACAAGATAAAGTAGAAGGTATTTTTAAAGAAGAATTGAAAAAAGAAATTAAGAAAAAAGAATGTCCGCCAGAAAAACCTATTCATAATCCAAAAACAAATAGATGTTTAATTATGTGTAAAAATGGATATATACGCAATGAAGAATATAAATGTGTTTCAAATAAACCATTGACGAAAAAATCTTTAAAGAAAAAACCGTTGAAGAAAAAGTCATTGAAGAAAAAAACACCCATAATGTCTAAAAAATCAATATGTGCTAAAAAAAATATGGATTATAATGCAAAGACAAAACGTTGTAATAAAAAAAAGTAAAGCCTACAGAAGAAATATGATTATATTTTACACACAATAAAAAAATTTACCCACGCCTAATAAATTTTTTTATTGTATTACTCTATGTTTTGTTATTTACCAAGTAAATACGACCGTGAAAGCCTTGTTGTTCCAGACATCGCACTTAACGCCCTCAAAATGCATCTTGTCGCCCTCGTTCCACAGGTCAGTTGTCTCCTCCGCAATAGGAAGATACTTTGAGTCAGGGTTACACATCTCAACCAACCAGTCAGTCAAGACCGCCGAGGGATAGCCACCGCCATTACAGTTCGCCTTGAAATGGTCGCGGTCAAAGTTAATACGCCTCACCGTCAAGCCATTGCTGGCTGCGTTATTAATTCCCCGCTTGATAGTGTCGTGATACTTGGTGGTTGCCGCAACAAACAAGTCATCGCGAATCTTCTCCGCCTTGATTACATCGTTCGCCTCACGCTCCGCCTTCTTGACCTCCCGCTCTGCCTTTTTTGCCTCCCACTCTGCCTTCTTGGCTTCCTTCGCATCCAACACAGTCTTCTCGTTCTCAATCTGCTTCTCGGTGGCGGCAACACGCATCTTATCGGCGAAAGTCATTTTTAGTTTGTGTGATTTATATCAGTATGTTTGTGATGAATTGAATAATATATTGCTTTGCGTATTCAATTTTTTTTACATCTAACGAAATTGAAAAAAGTTCATTCATCTTTTCTGTCGTTTCCCAGGTAGCAGAATGGGTCGGTGTCTAGTGATTTTGGTGGGTCTGGTAGAGGCAGTCCAGGGCATAATGTTATTCGCCAAGAATTCATAATCCACGGAAGCGGATTGTGCCCGTTATTTGTAATAGGAAGCACCATAGCCACCAGACCAAGAGAGAATAAATGCCGTATAGGAGGAATTTGAGGAATATACATTTTATATTATATACAAACATAATTTTTAAATAAAAATTGATATAGTTATTCCGTTATTACTAACTAATATATCAAACCAACTTATATTCCATATGCTACTAACAAGACATTTTAAACCTAATAATTATCTTAATATGCGGGATAAGATTATCGCAGGAATAAGAAATAAAAATTATATAATCCGCAACAACAATTCTCTCTTCTGGTGTAACGCAGCGAAAAAATTTGCGAATATGACGAAGACAATATACCAACGCATTAATATGCTTATAGGGTTTGAAATATCGCCAGTGGAGAAACAAATAATTCGCGACGTCCAAGTAGGTTGTATTGGTGGTCTCATTACAGGTTATATTATAATCTATAACCAGTAATTACAATACAAAAATCAAATCTCTCTTTTTTTTATATGAAATTAAATAAATTAAAAAAAAATTGATAATGGTAATAATATATTTATTATATTGTATCATACTAAACTACCAATAAATAATGTTCCAGACTATGCTAATCCACGCAAATAAGATTTCGGCACACAACACTTACAGGTCAAGCATTATTCAAATGACTGATACACACGACAGCGAAAAGTCGTTTAGTGAGTGGTATAAGACCCATACTACAACTAAGTATCCCGAATCAATTCACGATGATTTCTATCGCAACAACAAAGTAGTAACTCCTGATGACTGGCGTAATGTATGTTTTGCGATTCGGTTTGCCGAAATTGCCGCAAGTGATAATGTTAATGCGATGACCTCGTTGCGTATTGAAGAGGAAACTAAGTTAGTAGAAGCGATTGATAGTGCGTATGCTACTGAAGCGATGCTGGTAATGGCGAACGCAATTGATGAGGCGTGGCAACTAAAAGCAATTGATTTGGTTAATGTGGCTCAAGAGAGGGTAGATGCGGCAGAAGTAAAGGAAGTAGATGCGAAGCGTATATATGAAATGGCTGCTATGAAAACGATGGAAATTGATATGATAGAAGAGTCAAGGCTGGAGTATGAAATGGTTGCCGAGAACACAAGGGTGATTGTATTGATGGAAGAATTAAGGGTCGCTGAATCGCTGTCCCGGGCATGGACCATGACGACACGGGATAATCAGGATAAGTGGTGGGGTTTTGAAAATTGTTATTATTAAAGATTGAAAATAATAGTCATTATTATTGAATATTATTATCGTATTTATTTTTTTTGTTTTTATTTCATAAACTATTATTAATCACCACCTAATGATGACGGGCAGGTGGAGGTGGGAGGAAACCACCATCACGGACACGGGTAAGGTCCTTGTTCTTGAAACGAGTCTCACACATTAGCTCGCCGCCCATAATACCCGTGATATTAGCAGCCTGGTGAGTGTGGTGCTCGTTAGACTCCATCTTCTGGACATCAAACTCAACATACTCGCCCTGGACCAGATACTTGTAAAGGTCACCGCCAGCGGAGATAGACGAATGATGAGAAAAGATATCGGGGTTCTCAAACTCCTCGTGAGAAGTCATTAGGGTAATGAAACCATACCCAGACTTGTTATTAAACCATTTTACAATACCGACCTGCTTTGTAGATGTTTGCTGTACCACGGATTCAACTGACATTTTATAAATATATATATGGTTTCGGCTTTAAATTAGTTTATATATATAATATAACCAATAGTTATATGGTAAATTGCGGACATTATGGTTTCAATAATATCAAATGTAAAAAGTCCTATCATCTTCACGTAAAAAATAAACCTTTTTGTTTAAATCACGCCAAGTTATTATACAATAAACCGACTACAATAATCCAGAGCCATTACAGAGGATATAAGGCACGCCGACTTCTCAATAATATTTATTATAACCTACCAACTGACTTACAACATATCGTCATATCTTATATGAATACAGAACATTACAAACAAAAATATGTACGCACAATTCAAAATATTATTATAAGGAAAAATTCTGCTTTACATAATTATAATTTTTCGAATGAAAAATTATCGTTTGAGTATCTATACGATTGCTACAAATTGAACTATAAATATCACTCGGTAATACAACTTAATTATTTGAAACACTCTTTTTTCCTGGGAGAACAACTGTTGAACCTATGTGATGTTTTATTAGATCAGGATCAAGTAATAATGACGAATGAGACATATGATATATTCAGTAAAATCAAACTCACCGATTTAGAGCAGCAAAAGGTAGTTGATTTAATGGATATGATTTACAAATTCGCATCTATATATAAATATCTTAATTATAGTAATAATAACCCTGCTGCGTAATCATAATTAGGTATTTGCGAATAATTGAGTTTTCTAATATACTTAAGTGCTACAAGTAAGTTTTCATTTATATTATTATTCAACACCAGCCTCGTGATTGTTGATATATCCTTC